TTCCGAAGAAGTTTATGCTGCAATGGATTGGGAAGAAATTAGTAGGTAATTTTTTTATGAGTGATGTATATCTTGGTAATCCATTATTAAAAAAGGCAAATACCCCAATTGAATTTACACAAGAGCAAATTCTTGAATTTGTGAAGTGTAAAGAAGATCCTGTATATTTTGCAAAGAACTATGTGCAGATTGTGACTTTGGATCATGGATTGCAGTCATTTAAAATGTATCCATTCCAAGAGAAATTAATCAATAATTTTCACAATAACAGATTCAACATCTGCAAGATGCCAAGACAAACAGGTAAATCAACTACTGTTGTGTCTTATCTTTTACACTATGCAATTTTCAATGATAGTGTTAACATTGGTATTCTCGCAAACAAAGCATCAACTGCAAGGGAACTTCTTGCTAGGTTAGCAACTGCATACGAAAATCTGCCAAAATGGATGCAGCAAGGTATCCTAGTATGGAATAAAGGTAACATAGAGTTGGAAAATGGATCAAAGATTCTGGCTGCTTCTACATCTGCAAGTGCTGTCCGAGGC